AAGAAATAAGAAATAAAGGGAAATAGTTAATCTTTTATTACAAGGGTAAAAAATAACATAAGATAATGAGTTTAGATGAGATAAAAAAAGAGTGTAAAATACCTGTTTTCGTAGAAAGTAATGAGTCTGACATTTGGTTAAACACTAATATAAAATCATTATTATCAAATGTTTTTTTATTGGCAGTTGACAAGGTTTTATCCGAGACAGAACTATTTAAAATTGTTGATGAGTGTAATAGTGCAACTACCTTTATATTTGACTACCTGGATAACAATAGTGATGATAGAATAATTCTTGTGACTGAATGTATAATAAACTTTAACGAATCATTAGAAGAGAAATTATTAGAATCAGAATTTTATGAGGCCCTACAAAATTTTACGGAGTTCAAAAAATTTTACTACATATTATGACGAAGAATATAATAAAGAGAATATCAAAAAAAATAATAGAAAATATAATATTTAGATTTAAAATAGGTATTGTTTTATTTACCCCGATTGGGGGTTACAAAAGAGTTATAGATGATTATTTTAAAAATAACTATGTAGAGTTGCAAGAAATATCGGCAAGGATACAGAATAATAAATTTAGAAATAGAACCTTTGTTGACACGTTGATTATATCTTGTTATGAATATTTAATAACATATGAGAGTAAAGTCATATCAGAGGTTTATAACAATAGACTTAAAAACGTTGTGATAAACTGGATGAGTAAACAGGTTGTTTGGAAAGGAACAGATTTTAAGAATGATTTTATATATGAAAGGGAATCACTAGATGAGAATTCTTGGTCAGATATTGAAGACGTGTTTGGTGATGAAGAAGTTTTAGAAGAAGTTTTAGAAAAAGAGTATAAACACCAAAATATAATATCACAGGTTATGGCGAACATTGAGACCTTGGACCCTATTGATTTTAGATTATATAATTTGGTTTTCGTGGAAGGTTATAACAGCTCACGTAAGTTATCAAGATATACTGGAACACCACACCTTGCTTGTTGGGTGATGATGAAAGATTTGAAAGAAAAATTAAGAAAAGGTTTATGATAGTTAGTATATTGTTATATTTGGGACTGAGTGTTTTGTTCGTAAAGGCTGAGCCACTCATTGAGTTAAAAAGAAGATTGGGGTTCAAAGAAGAGGATTATGATTCGTTTAAACCTGTTAAGAAATGGGTACATAAACTGATATATTGTTTATACTGCTCGTCAGTTTATATAACATTTATATTTACGTTGGATGCACAATTGGCTGTGATTGTATCACTTTTCGCATATATGCTTGAGAACAAGTTCTAAAAAAATATAACCAATTATATGAGAACAGATTTTAAAAATGATTTAGGAGACTTATTAATCGAACTCAGAGGTAAGATTAATATACTAGCCCATCAGACAGATAGATTATTCCAGCTACATAATGAATATTATCCTGGGATGCAAGAGCACGGTAAGAGTTGCTCATCTTGTAGATCCAGAGTCTATAAGAAGATGTTGATCCTTTGGGATCAGAGTTACAGTTCTGACGATAAATAAAAATATATATTTATATGAATTTCGAAACAGAGAAAAAAAAAACAGCCGTTTTAAAAGCATTGGGAAAAAGCCTTGGTATAGTAACACCGGCCTGTAAAGAGGCTAATATATCACGTGAGACCTATTATAATTGGTATAAGGTGGACCCTGATTTTAAAAAACAGGTTGATGAGATTAATGAGATACAGGGTGATTTTGTTGAGAACCAATTGTTTAAAAAGATAAAAGAGGGATCCGAGAGGAGTATACTTTTCTATATGAAGTACCGAGGTAGAAAAAGAGGATATAATGAATCTATAGAGATAACGTCAAAGCAATTTGTGGTAAATTATATAACACCAAAAAATGATCCAGAAGCTGGTGAATGATTTTAAGCCCTCTATAAAGCAAGACATAGTATTTAGATTATTTAGTGATGCAACGACCACTGAAATAGTATATGGTGGTTCGGTTGGATCGGGTAAGTCATACCTACTAGCAGCGTTGCTGATTATGAAGTGTATGGAATATGATGGTATAAGAGTTGGTTTGGCTAGAAATAGTTTAACGAACTTAAAGAAGACCACATTGGTGTCAGTGATGGAGTGTCTTGGTGATTGGGGTTTAAGACTGGATGTGGATTATAATTATAATAGTCAGTCCGGTATAATAAAATTTTCCAATAAGAGCGAGATAGTGCTTGTTGAATTGAACTACCTTCCTTCTGACCCACTTTACACAAGACTAGGTGGATTGTTGTTGACCTTCGCGGTCATAGACGAAGGTGGTGAGGTTGATGAGAAAGGTAAAGAAATATTTGGATCCAGGGCAGGTCGTTGGAAAAATGATAAGTATGGGATTAAGCCGCTATTGTTGATCACGTGTAACCCTTCTAAGAACTTTTTATATAGACAATATTATCTACCGTGGAGAGAAGGCAAGTTGAAATATTATCAAAAGTTTATACAGGTGTTACCATCGGATAATAAATATTTACCAAAGGGTTATATTGAGAACCTAGAGAGAACACTATCATTACCGGAAAGAAGAAGGTTATTAATGGGTGATTGGGATTTCAGTGATGATGATACAAACCTATTTAAACAGGATGACGTTCAGTTAATGTACGATAGTTCGATTATTCTAACTGATGATAAGACTATGCGTATGAGTTGTGATATCGCCTTTACGTCAGATAAATGTATATTCGTTGTATGGGAGGGTTATAACGTTAAACAGATCATTGAATATGATAAGTCGGATGACGTTACGGTGGTTGACAGGATTAAGAAAATATCCTTAGAGAATAACATAAAGACATCGGATATATCTTATGACGCGGATGGAGTTGGTAAATATATTAAACAATACCTACCATCGGCAAGAGAGATCCATAACGGTGGTAAGACAATGCAGAATGATGGTTATAAAAACCTTAAAGCCGAGCTGTTTTTCAAATTATCAGATTTAGTAAAAGAGGGTAAGATCAAGTTACTAACCACCAATTTTAGAAAAGAGATAGAAGACGAACTATCAGTCATTAAACACAAGCCAAGAGAGAGTATGAATAAGTTAGAACTTATCAGTAAGTCTGATATGAAGAGACTACTTTCGAGATCACCTGATATTGCTGACGCTTTGGCGTACGGTATGATATGGCATATAAAGCAACATACTATGAAGTCATCCGATTTTAACTTTAGTTAAAATCAATAAACAATTATCTAATAATTATAACCAATTATATGATAGATAATTTACCAGTATACAATATTGTTTTTGATGAAGAGACTAATGGTTTAAACTATGTGTCGTTCGTTGCTGACCCGGCCATTATGGAAATGGGACTAGCGTTTTTTAAGACAACACAAGCATCATTTAAGTTCGATAAAGATAAACAGGTTGTTATCGGCCCGGCTATGATCGCTGGCCTACCTCTATATAGAGAAATTGGTGATGAAAAGTTCTATGTTGTTTTCAGTAAAGAAGTGATAGAACAACTGGTTGAAAAGTTTAATAAAGATTCTGTTAATAAAAAGATTAATGTTGACCATGGTGACGTGGTTGAGTCCGCTTTCATAAAATCCAATTGGATTAAAGAGGATATGAAATTTGATAAGTCCAATTTATATGGGTTCGAGAATATTCCAGTTGGTAGTTGGTTCGTTGAGGTTAAGGTAGATGACCCTGTTTTTTGGGAAAATGAAATAAAGTCGGGTGGTAAGTTTGGGTTTTCCGTTGAAGGAATATTTGGACTTAGTTATCAGGAGTTTAATAAAAATAAAATAAAAGAAATGAATATTATCGAAACATTAACACCGAAAGAAATTGCTCTTATTGAGAGATTTAGATTTGGGAACTTTGACCGCAGCATCTTTGAAGAAGACCCGATCGGTGCGACTGCATCAGAAGGCCCGATCGTAGTCGAGGCTGACGAAGAAGTGATTGGTGCAACTGCGGGAGAAGGATTACTACCGGTTGAGGCTGAGGAAGAAATTGTTGTGGAAGAAATTGATGATACTGAATCTAAAATTGACGAAGAGGCTATTATGGCTTTGGTACAACCAAAGCTTGATGATATAGTTGCAATGATTGCAGAGATTAAGTCAATGGTTGAATCCAAGGATCTACCGGTTGATGTTGTGGAGGTTAATGCTTCGACTGACAGGAGATCTGAGAAGATTAAATTATACAGACAGAAGTTCTCTACTAACGATTAAACAAAAATACATTTTTTATAACCAATTTTATAGGTTACAGAAAAAGAAAAAATAAAAAACAAAAATGAAGAATAACGAATTAAGATTTGATATTACGAACACTTCAACAACCAATCCAGTTAACTCGGCAGAGATCTATAGAGCGGCTTTGATTGAAGGTGGTTCTAAGGAATTATTTACACCAATATTTGACGTAAAAGATAGTGCTAGAATAAGAAAAGCTGGTCTTGGTAACGTTCTACAGACAGACTCTTGTACATTTAATGACCAAGGAGCTGGAACACTTAGTGAGACTTTGTTCACACCTTGTGCGATTAAAGTGAACATTGAGATTTGTCAGGCAACTCTAGAGACATCTTATGTATCTAGTGAGATTGCTAGTGGCTCTAACAATGGTGATTTCCTACCTTCTGAGTTCAGAAACTATTTAACATCTGAATTGTCAAATAAAATGTCAGCTGATTTTGAAGTAATCACATGGCAAGGTGATACAGGAAACCCTATATACCCAATGGGTCTATGTGACGGATTGATAAAGCAATTTACAGCTGATGCTGATGTAATTGATGTTCCGGCAGCAGTTATAACAAGCGCTAACGTAATAGCTGAAATGAACCTTGTTTTTGACGCTATCCCAGAGACTGTAAGCTTCTCACCCAGCTTGAGAATATTTGTATCAAGTAACGTATTTAGAGCTTACAAACAAGCTGTTGCAGCCGCTTCAGCTGAGGCCTTCTACACGAAAGACGCACAACCAACATTCTTGGGAATTGAGTTGGTACTGGCACAAGGTCTTCCACCTGACAGAATGGTGGCAGCTGAGTTGAATAACCTATTCTTGGTATCAGACCTATTGTCAGATTTCCAAGACATTAGAATACTCCCAATGCTTAACACGACTGGTGACGACACTGTCAGAGTTGTTGGTAGATTGAAATTTGGAGTAACTTATGCATATGGATCAGAAGTTGTATTGTACTCATAAAGAATAATTGAGAAGAGGGTGATTAAGTTCACCCTCTATTTCAAATAAAAAAGAAAATAAAAATATGGCTTGTAATATACTAACAGGGATATCAAAGAGTTGTGATAACAACATCGGAGGGGTCACTAAATTTTACGTATCTAATTACGACAATGTCACTGCTTACACATTGACGGCCGGACTGGTAACAGCTATTACGGCAACGGACCCTTTTGTGGAATTTGTGTTTAATAAAAACTCTTCGTCTTATGTTGAAGATGCTGTTATTTCATTGGAAAGTGGTTCGACACACTACGCTACTACAACTAACTTGATGATTCCTAGAAGAGAAGTATCTAAAAGGAACTCACTACAGTTGATAGCAGCTGGACAGGCTGACCTATTCATAATCTTGAAGGACGCTAACGGTCTATATTGGGTACAAGGTCTAGTAAATGGATCTAATCTAACGGCTCAGGGTGAAGGTTCGGGAGCTGCAAAGGCTGATGGTTCTAAATACTCTCTTGCATTTTTAAGTGAGGAGGCTGAGCAGATGCCAGAGATTGACCCGTCAATACTAGGAGCTATTGGTATAACAATCTAATAAAATTTAGTTATAAAATAAAAAACCCATCCGAACAGGTGGGTTTTTTTTATAAACATTTTAATTTTTAACATAACCAATTATAAAGGAACTTTTTCCATATGATAACAATAAATAAAGATGCTACTAATAGTGTGATATTCACATTGACTGAGAAGAGTGTTATACCGGTTCCGAATTATCTATTTAGTTTTACTAATGATAATAGCGGTGTTAGTACTTTGTTTAATATGACTGACACGTCATCATACCCGAGAAGATATAACCAATTTGATTTAATTGAAGATGATGGAGAGTGTAAAAGAGCGTTTTCTATTCCGGATCTTTACTTAGATTTTGATGCTAGTGGTGTAACAATAGGTATGGAGAAGTTCTTCGTTGGATACTCGACAGGAACGCCAACAGTAGCTAGATTAGATATAGAGCAATACGAGAACGGGGTTCTGATTAATATTGATTCATCAGCTGGTGGTGTTGATGATCCACAGAGCTTCTTGTATGACGCTAACACTAGCTGGACACTAAGTGTAAGATTTAGTTTAGAATTTGATGATGGTGTTATAAACACATTTAATATATTATTCGAATTAGATTTAACAGGAACACCATCATTTATAGTGCCTCAGTTCGCTGATATATTTATTACTTATGACTGTGTTACCTATGACGGTTTAATTGACGAACCAGAGATAATAGATTTCTTCAGTGGGTCACCGGTTCCAAGAAGTCTTGATACTAGATGGTTCGATGGTGATGGTGCAACTATAGCAGTAGGTGATGCTTATATTGGTGTATATCCTTATGAAGATCTAAGTTGGACGTTCGGGTTGGATGTAACTCAGTGGCCTGATTTACCTTTAGACTTTGATATGAGTAAAATTGGTTATCAACAAACCTTTATTGAAGGTAGGGATGACCCATCATTGGGTGAGGTTAATTTAGAATATGGTTGGGGTAAGTATGAGGTCTATGAGGCTATAACAGCAACATTATCTATTGCTGGCACAACTGGTAGAATATTAGAAGAGGGTAAATATTTTGTCAGCGGATATCCTGTTAATTATAGTAGTGAGATAGATAATATCTATTTATAAAAATAATAAGAAATAATGAATATATTCGGTTTTGAATTTAATAGAAATGTTAAGACACCAATAGTTGAAACTAAAATGGAGTTCCACTCTTATGGTGATTATTATACAAATGGTAGAGGATCTGACCTATTGTCTAAACCTTGGATCGAGACTTATAGTGGAAATGGTTATGTAAGATTCGGACCGGGTAACTTGTTCCCACAGGAAATTGATAGCCTTTATAACACCTCTGGGTTACACTCGGCTATTATAGATTTTAAGAAGAATTTAATATGTGGCAATGGCTTTGAGTTGAAAGGATCTGAGTTATTAGACCCTATGAAAAAAGTAGAGTTGTCACAATTTATTAATTTTATATCAGGTGATGGTGATCTTAATAATTTATTGTTAGAGATTACATTGGACTGGTTGTTACATAACACTGTTTATTTAAAATTATATTGGAACTCGACAAAATCTAAACTGATAAAGGTTGAAAGATTACAACCATCATCGGTCAGACTAAACCCAGACCCTACTAACCCTAGTAAAATATTGAAGTATTCTTATTCATTTGATTGGAGAGAATATGGAAGATACCAGGTAAAGGAATACCCCAACTTTAACCGGTCTGATAAGGAGCAAAAGGTTGAGGTGATAAGATATGTTAAGAAAAACCCAGAGACTAAGTTCTACACTCTACCGGATTATATACCAGGTAAGGAGTGGATCCAATTGGATGGTAATATAGGTAATTTTCATAACTCTAATCTAAAGAATAGTGTTAATCCTGGTATGATATTCCAGTTCCATAAAATACCGGACACACGTGAGGACCAAAGATCCATCATAAAATCGGTACAAGATGCGATTGGGCCTGAGAGAACAGGTAAGCCAACTATACTTTGGGCCAATGGGCCTGAAAATGCACCGACTATAACACCGGTTGCAACGTCCAATTTAGATAAACAATTTATTGTTACGGGTGAGCAAGCATCATTGAATATTTGTTACTCACATAAAATAAGTCCTAGTGTTATGGGGCTCCCAGTTCCTAAAGGATTTGGAGATGGTGATATAGACATATCTTTTGAGATTTTTAACAAGCAGTCCATACAACCAGAACAAAGACAGATTGAGGCTATCATTAATGGACTATTATCAATGAGTGGGATTGGATCTACCTTCGTTTTAAACGAGGTAGAATTATACACAAAAAAAGAAGAA